TGGGCGCGGGTGGAGTGGACGCCGCGCGCCGCCGAGCTGCTCGCGCACAAGGAGTACCGCTACCTCTCGCCGGTGTTTCGCTATCGCACCGGGGACGGCCGCGTGGTGGCGCTGTCCGGCGCGGGGCTGACCCACCACCCGAATCTCTATCTGCGGGCCGCCGCCTCACGAAAGGAGAGCCACGCCATGACGCTACCCGAGAAGATCGCCGCCCTGCTGGGCGTCCCAGCCGACTGCACCGAGGACGAAGCCGTCGCCGCCTGCCAGCGACTGATCGACAGGATCGAGGCGGCCGAGGCGGCCCATGCCCGCCAGCCCGACCCGGCGCAGTATGTGCCCATCGCCCTGCACAAGCAGGTGGCCGACCAGCTCGCCGCCTTGCAGGCCGACCTGGCCCGCCGCGAGGCCGAGGCGGCAGTGGAAGCCGCCATGAGCGCGCGCAAGGTCAGCCCCGGCATGAAGGAGTGGGCGCTGGCCTACGCCAGCCGCGACCTCGAGGGCTTCCGTGCCTTCGTCGCCGCCGCGCCGGAGATCGTGGCCGAAGGCGCGCATCGTCGCACCGTATCCGCGCACGGTGCGGCGCTCACCGACGAAGACCGCCTCGCCGCGAAGCTGCTCGGCATGACCGAAGAGGCGTTTGCCCAAGCCAAGCAATCCATCAAGGAGTAACACATGGCCATCATCACCCCCGCCCTCATCACCAGCCTGCGCACGGGCTTTTCCAAGGCGTTCCAGGATGCACTGACCGCCACGCCCACCGACTGGGAGAAGGTCGCCACCCGCGTGCCGTCGTCGTCGGCATCCAACACCTATGGCTGGTTGGGCCAGTTCCCCTCCTTACGCGAATGGGTGGGCGACCGCGTGCTCAAGAACATGGCCGCGCAGGCCTACCAGGTGCAAAACAAACTGTTCGAGGGCACGGTCGCGGTCAAGCGCACCGACATCGAAGACGACAACGTGGGCATCTACACCCCGCTGTTTGCCGAGATGGGCCGCGCCGCCGCCACCCACCCGGACCAGCTCGTCTTCGGCCTGCTCAAGACCGCGCACACGGTCAACTGCTACGACGGGCAGTTCTTCTTCGACAACGACCACCCGGTCTATCCCAATGTGGACGGCACCGGCACGGCGACCCAGGTGTCAAACGTCCAGGCAGGCACTGGCGCGGCCTGGTATCTGCTCGACACCAGCCGCGCGCTCAAGCCGCTGATTTTCCAAGAGCGCACCACGCCGGAGCTGGAGGCGCTGACCTCCACGCAGGATGAGGCGGTGTTCATGCGCGACGAGTACCGCTACGGCATCCGCTACCGCTGCAATGCGGGGCTGGGCTTCTGGCAGATGGCCTACAAGAGCCAGGCCGACCTGACGGCGGCCAACTTCAACGCTGCGATGGCCGCGATGATGAGCCTCAAGGCCGACGGCGGACGCCCCCTCGGCATCAAGCCCACGGTGCTGGTGGTGCCGCCCAGCTTGCGCGCCGCCGCGATCGAGATCGTCAAGAACGAGCGGCTCGCCAACGGCGCGTCCAACCCGAACTTCGGTGTGGTCGATCTGATCGTCTCGCCGTGGCTGGTGTGATGTGGCAGCCATGCTGTTTGACGAGATCAAGACGCTGGTGACGCTGGGCGCGCGCGTCTCGCTCGATGCCCACGCGCTCACCGCCCCGCAGTGGGTGGAGCTGGCCGCGCGCGCCGCGCAGACCGGAGCGGGCCTGACCATCCGCCGCGCCGACAAGCTCACCCAGGGCCTGCGCGAGCAGCTGGCCGAGGTGGCGGGCAGCGCGGTCCTGTTTGAAGTGGGAGCCTGACGATGGCACGCGCAAAGACTGCCAACCCGGTGCTCGACAGCGTGCTGGATGTTCCACCCGCCGCCGCGTGCGTGCGCCTGTCCGTGCGCACCGCGCCCGCGCATGGCGGTCAACCGCGCTACCGCGCCGGACTCGGCCCCTTCGGGCCCGAGCCGCTGACGGTCGAAGCCACGCCCGAGCAGGCCGAGTCGCTGCGTGCCGACCCAATGCTGATCGTGGAGTGACGGCATGCCCTACGCCACGCCTGCTGATCTTGCGCTGCGCCACGGGGCGGACCGGCTCATCGAGCTGACCGACCGCGACCGCGACGGCATCGGTGACGATCCACAGATCGCGCAGGCGCTCTTGGACGCAAGCCACGAGATCGACGGCTATCTGGCGGCGCGCTACAAGCTGCCGCTGCCGACCGTGCCAGCCCTGCTTGCACGGATTGCATGCGACATCGCGCTCTATCGGCTGCTGTCGCTGCGCCGCATGGGCGACATCGAGGATGCGCGCCGCCGCTACGAGGATGCGCGGCGACTGCTGGAAAACCTCGCCAAAGGCGTGGTGGCGCTGGGGCTGCCTGCCAATCTGCCCGACCCGCAGCAGCCGCAGCCGAGTCTCGCCGCAGCCAGCGTGGGCAGCCCGCGCGTCATGGGCCGCAATGCGACGGGGGGCTACTGATGCTGCTCGCCATCGAAAACGCCATCGTCGCGCGGCTCAAGACGGCGCTAGCACCCTTGCCGGTCGAGGCGCTGCCCAGCCGAGGCTACCGCTTTGCCCACGCCAAAGGGGCAGCGGTGGTGACGCTCACCGAGCTGTCGGCTGGCGGCGTGGAGGATGTGGGCGGATCAGTGCAGGGCGCGGCAGTGACCATCGAGGTGGCGCTGTTTGCCCGCTCCCTGCGCGACGGTACGGGGGTGTGGGATCTGTTCGACGCCGCGCGCCGTGCGCTGCACTCGGTCAAGCCCGCGCCGGGCTGCACGCCGCTGAAGCTCTTGTCGGCCCGGCTGGCCGACGGCGAGGCCGACACCTGGGTGCTGATGACGCGCTGGCAGACGCTGGCGCCCATCGCGCCCGATTTGAACGACGACGGCGGGCCGCTGTTGACCCGCGTGACCTTCGAAGGAGATGACTGATGGCGATGTACACCTACCAAGGCCCGCTGACGAGCATGACGCTCGCCGACGGCCGCGACGTGATCCTGACCCCCGGCGGTCAGATTGACCTGCCCAACTGCGACGTGGTGGAGACGCTCCAGGCGCTCGGGCGCTTGATCCCGGTCGAGCCCGAGCCTGCGCCCGCACCCGCCGCACCCAAGCCCAAGAAATGAGAGTGATCCATGCCCGCCAACTTTTTGCACGGCGTCGAGACGATCGAGATCGACAAAGGCCCGCGCCCCATTCGCCAGGTCAAGACCGCCGTCGTGGGCCTGATCGGCACCGCGCCGACCGGCCCCATCAACACCCCGACCATCGTGCTGTCGGAAAAGGACGCCGCACAGTTCGGCTCCATCACCGCCGCCAACAGCGCCGGGCACACCATCCCGCAGGCGTTGGACGCCATCTTCGACCACGGCGCGGGCACGGTGATCGTGGTCAACGTGTTCGACCCCGCCATCCACACCGTGACCGGCGAGTCGGGCAAGACGCCGATCGCCGCCAGCCACATCATCGGCACGGTGACGGCGGGCGGCCAGCGCACGGGCCTGAAGGCGCTCGACGACACCTACTCGCTGTTCGGCTTCAACGCGAAAATCCTGATCGCGCCAGGCTATGCCACGCTCAAGGACGTGACCACCGAGCTCATCGCCATGGCCGACAAGCTGCGCGCGGTGGCGCTGATCGACGCACCGGCGGGCCTGACCGTGCAGCAAGCGATCGCCGGACGCGGCGCCTCGGGCACGATCAACTTCAACACCAGCAGCGCCCGCGCGGTGCTGTGCTACCCGCACCTCAAGGTCTATGACCCGCGCACCAACAGCGAGCGGCTGGAGCCTTTCTCCGCGCGGCTGGCGGGCGTGATGTGCAAGACCGACATAGAGCAGGGCTACTGGTGGAGCCCGTCGAACCACGAGTTTGCGGGCATCGTGGGCGTGGAGCGGCCGATCACCGCGCGCGTTAACGACCCCAACAGCGAGGCCAACGCGCTCAACGAGGCGGGCATCGTGACGGTGTTCAACAGCTTCGGCACCGGCTACCGCGTGTGGGGCAACCGGTCGGCGGCGTGGCCCAGCGTGAGCCACCCGAAGAACTTCATCAACGTGCGGCGCACCGCCGATGTGCTGCACGAGTCGGTCGAATACGCCATGCTGCAATTCATCGACCGGCCCATCAACGATGCGCTGATCGATGACATCCGCGGCAGCGTCAACGGCTTCATCCGCACGCTAATCGGGCGCGGGGCGCTGATCGATGGAAGCTGCACCTACGACCCGGCGAAGAACCCGCCCACCGAGATCGCCGCCGGGCATCTCACCTTTGATTTGACCTTCATGCCGCCGACCCCGGCGGAGCGGATCAGCTTCGAATCCTTCATCGACATCAACCTGCTGCGCGGCCTGGGCGGCCAGCAATAAGGAGTGAGCCATGGCGAAAATCGAAATCCATCGCATCACCAACGCCAACATCTACCTTGACGGGCAATCGCTCCTGGG